CAAGATAAAGTGGAAGCTTGTTGAGGACAAGACCTACACCCCAGACTTTATACTACCTAATGGTATAATAGTGGAATCCAAAGGTAGGTTTGTTCAGTCTGACAGGAAGAAGCACCTTAAAGTTAAAGAGCAATATCCAGATCTTGATATAAGATTTGTGTTCAGTAACAGCAATAATAAGATCAGTAAGAAATCCAAGACCACATACGCTGTGTGGTGCGAGAAGAATGGTTTTAAGTATTCAGACAAAAGGATACCCGACGAATGGTTGGAATAACATACAAAGTTCACAGGGTTTTAGATGGCCCGATAGAAAGCTCAGATGGAGAGTGGTACTTAACCTGTAAAGTAGAAGACGTTCAAGCTAATGAGATCTTTCACGATGATATACCCTTCGTAAGTTTTGATGCTGCTTACAAGTTCCAGTCTCACTTTTTACACACTATAGAGCCTATAATAATTGATTTACCCCGTGAGGAGGAATTTGATGCCTAAAACAGCAGTTGTGTTTAGTTGCGCTCATAGCGACCCGTCCATAAGCAACGAAAGATTTAGCTGGTTGGGAGAGTTCTTATACGACATTAAGCCAGATTACGTAGTTGATCTTGGTGATGGAGCAGACATGAGGTCATTGAATACTTTTGACACTCGTTACCCAGAAGCTATTGTAGCTCAGAGCTATGAGCAAGACATAGATAACTACAATGACTCTCAGGAAAGGATTAGGTGGAAGTTTAGACACCACAAAAGAAAACGTCCTTTCTACATAGGCTTTGAGGGAAACCACGAAAACAGGATAAAACGTGCGCTTAAGACTGATCCAAGGTTAGAGGGATCAAAGTACGGTATATCATTTAGACACCTACAGACTAAGTATTGGTTTGACGACTACCATGAGTACCATAACTCTGCACCAGCTATAGCAGAGTACGATGGTGTATCTTACGCACACTTCTTTAGTGCTGGTAACTTTGGTAGTGCCATTAGTGGTATGCATCATGCTAACTCTCTTCTGGCTCACAGGTTCAAGAGTTCTACCTGTGGTCACTCTCACAAGCGTGACGTTAAGTTTAAGGATGCGGCAGGGGCTATAGGCCTAGTAGCTGGTTGCTTTAAAGGTGCAGACGAAGCTTGGGCGGGTCAGGCAAACCTAGATTGGTGGGCGGGTGTTGTGGTTAAGCGTGAGATATACAATGGTATATACGAGCCTGAGTTTGTCTCTCTGAAGAGGTTAAAAGAAGTATATGGGAAAACGTAGTGATTTTGAAAGAATACCTCGTGACTATTACCCTACCCCTATAAAAGCAGTAGAGCCACTGGTCCACCACTTACCGTACTCGTTTGACTATGTTGAACCGTGTGCTGGTGATGGCAGACTGGTGGATCACGTAACTAAGCTGACAGGTGGTCACGGTGAGTGCCTGTTTAAGTCTGACATACATCCAAGGGCTGATGGTATATTTAAGAATGATGCCCTTAACCTTGACCTAGGTGGTTACGGTACGGTTGACTATTGCATAACTAACCCTCCGTGGGAACGTAAGTTCTTGCATAGATTTATTGACCACTGGGTAGATGTAGCCCCAACCTGGATCTTGTTTGACGCAGACTGGATGCATACAAAGCAGTCGGCTGTTTACATGACTTACTGCTCTAAGGTTGTGTCAGTTGGTAGAGTTAAGTGGATTGAAGGTAGTAAAAGTGTAGGGAAAGACAACTGCGCTTGGTACTTGTTTGACAGGAATAAGATTGAAGAGACAAAGTTTTATGGGAGAGCTATACAATGATCACGCAAGAAGACATAGATATAATTCGTTACAGAACAGATATAGATGAATACAACGACAAGTTTAACGAGGATGGAACCCCTAAGAACGATCTAGCGGCTTACAGCCAGTGGGTAGAGGGTAAGATACTTACTAAAGGTAGAGAGAGACAGATAGAGAATACTCTTGGTCTTGTGGGCGAAGCTGGTGAGGTAGCGGAGAAACTAAAGAAGAGTATAAGGGACTACAATAAACTAGATAAAGAAGGTATGTTAAAAGAACTAGGTGATGTGCTTTTTTATGTAGCTGCATTAGCTAACTTCTATGGTGGAACACTACAGACTATTGCAGAACAGAATACAGAGAAGTTAAACAGTCGCCAAGAACGTGGCGTACTTAGGGGATCAGGGGATAATAGATGAGGTTAATTAAAGCGATTTGGGTTTGGATATATAGGCTGTATAATTACTTGCAGACTTGGCAAGCTCATAGGGATACGATCCTACACCTAAATCGTATGACAGATAAAGACCTAAAAGACATAGGTATTACTCGCAGTGATATTAACCGAATGGTTTGGTTTGATAAGCATAAAGATGAACGTGGAAGAGGTACAAAAGAATGAGCGACAATTACTTACCAACAGACTATCAGTCATTTATACACAAGTCTCGTTATGCACGTTGGCTAGACAAAGAAGGTAGGCGCGAGACTTGGGCTGAGACTGTAGGCCGTTATATGCACAACATTGTGAAGCCTGTGGCTGGTGATGATACCTACATTAAGCAGATTGAGCAAGCAATACTTTCCCTAGATGTTATGCCAAGTATGAGGTCATTGATGACTGCTGGTTTGGCAAGCTCACGCGATAATACTGCAATGTATAATTGTTCCTATTTAGCAGTAAAGAACATTAAGAGCTTTGACCAAGCTATGTTTATCTTACTCTGTGGTACTGGTGTGGGATTCTCTGTTGAGTCGCAATACATTGAGAAACTACCAGAGATACCTGAGAAACTGTTTGTTAGTGACACTACAATAGTTGTAAAGGACAGTAAGGAAGGGTGGGCTAAGGCACTACGTCAATTGATTGCACTCTTGTATAGTGGTGAGATTGCACAATGGGATGTTGGTTTGGTACGTCCCGCTGGCGCAAGGTTAAAGACATTCGGGGGTAGAGCATCAGGACCAGCCCCACTTATAGACTTGTTTAACTTTACCATAAAGACATTTAAGGATGCACAGGGGCGTAAACTGTCCAGCATTGAGTGCCATGACCTTATGTGCAAGATTGGTGAAGTAGTAGTCGTTGGTGGTGTTAGACGCAGTGCTATGATATCCCTTAGCAACTTGTCAGACGATCCTATGCGTACAGCTAAGTCTGGTGCATGGTGGGACAACAATCCACAACGAGCATTAGCTAATAACTCTGTGGCCTACACAAAAAAACCAGATGCAGTTTCCTTCCTTAGAGAGTGGGTAGCACTGGTTGAGTCAGGGTCAGGTGAGCGAGGTATCTTCAATCGTGAGGCCTCTAAGAAGCAAGCAGCTAAGAATGGTAGACGTGACACTAGCTATGAGTTCGGCACGAATCCATGTTCTGAGATAATTTTACGGGATTCTCAGTTTTGTAATTTAACAGAGTGCGTAGTACGGGCAACCGACTCTATAGAAGACTTAGAGCGTAAAATTAAGATAGCTACTATACTTGGGACCATGCAGAGTACCTACACTCACTTCCCTTACTTAAGTAAAGAGTTCAAGGATAATACTGAAGAAGAGAGACTGTTGGGGGTTAGCCTCACTGGTATCATGGACAACCAGCTAACTACACTTCGTAATAGCGGGTTAGCTAAAACACTGGAGCATCTTAAAAATGTCGCTGTCGCTACTAATTCTGAGTGGGCTGAACGCCTTGGCATCCCTGTCGCTACTGCTATCTCATGCGTTAAGCCTTCGGGCACGGTATCACAACTTGTTAATTCCAGTTCTGGGATTCACGCTAGGCACTCACCCTATTATATTCGTACTGTTCGTGGTGACATTAAGGACCCCTTAACTAACTTCCTTAAGGATAAGGGTATCCCGAATGAACCTTGTGCTATGAAACCTGATACAACAGTGGTGTTTAGCTTCCCTCAAAAGTCACCAGAGGGTGCTGTAGTTACGTCCGACATGACTGCTGTAGAGCAACTAGAGATGTGGTTAATGTACCAACGACATTTCTGTGAACACAAGCCATCTGTTACAATAAACGTCAGGTCTGAAGAATGGTTTGAAGTTGGTGCTTTTGTTTATAAGCACTTTGATGAAATGTCAGGGGTGTCTTTCTTGCCTTACAATGAACACACCTACCAACAGGCTCCGTACCAAGAGTGTAGCAAGACTGACTATAAGACCCTACTGTCTTGTATGCCCAGCAAGCTTAATTGGGAAGAGCTATCAGAGTATGAAAAAGAGGACAATACCTCTGGTAGTCAAACCTTGGCTTGCTCTGGCGACTCTTGTGAGCTTGTAGACTTAGTTTAACCCCCCACAGTGGGAATATAGAATCAGAAAAGCCGTAGGCGTCCTTGAGTGGATACCTACGGCTTTTTTATGTCTAATAGTATTTTATTTTATCGCCTAAGTGCCATAGTGTCTACAGCTTTTCGGATGGCCTTTATGTTCTCATCTATACGAGCTAGGGAAATAGATTGTGCATGTACTAATGACTCTAGGGTCTTTGTCCTAGCTTCCATGCGTACAATGTTGTCGTGATTAGTGTCTACATCGTTTCTAAGTGTAGCTACAAACCATATAAGAGCGACAGTTTGTGCAGCTATGGCAAGAACTAAAGTTAAGGGTACGGATTTAGATAGATGCCAAGGCTCTTGTTTCATGCAGGGTATTCCTCACGATCTAATTCAAAATGAGGTGCGTCATAGAAATTCTTCCAGTCACCACCCCATACGACAGGAATCCCTAACTCTTCAGCAGAAACCTTCATTGCTTCTGCCATATCCTCAAACCTATCTAGGTCTTCCCAGTCTACGGGGTAAGGAACCATGTCAACAGCGTGACCAGTTATATGCCGTGAGTTAAGTGTTGTGGACTTACCCTCCTTAAGAAGTTGCTTTTGACGCTCTAAGGCACGTATGCCTTCTATTACTGAGAAGTCTACTTCTGTTATTTTAATAGCTGCTTCTACAACAGCAACTAAGTCAGGGTGTACTCCAGACAAACTCTGTGCGCTACGTATTCCTAATTTATATGACATCTAGTGTATCCTTATTCTGGTTTAGTTGGCCAAGCCACATTATGGGGAAAGAAGTCTTGTGCGGTTATGTCCAGTAGAGCAAGACGGTATGTTTCCCACTCTGATTGTTTATGTTCTGTGAGAGAAGTCCAACGTAATGTATTACCCGCCACAACGTCAACTTCTGTTAATAACCTCATGTCTCTTTCGTCACGAACCTCAATAGCAACAGAGGAATCGAACTCCTCTTGAGTTGGAGCAACGTATTCTTCTACGTCATTAGCTACCTGCATTGCTGCAAGTATATCATTATTATTTACTTCCATGTCTGTATCAGAGGGGTCAAGAGTGTAAGGTATCCAACCATAAACTGGATGGTTTATATCACAATAAATCAGCGTCCTTGCTGTATTAGTGTATTTTGCATTTCGATAATTCATTAAGCAATCCTCAAAAATAAACACATACGGAGATTGTACCCACCAAAGCCTGTTTGCATAACTCCCATAGCTCTCCAAGTTCCAGAAGGCTGAGTACCAATCCCGTTAAAAATAGCGTTACCAACCGATTTAGTTATACCACTAAACCTTAGATCCCCACCAGCTATAGATGCACCTTGATTAATATAATCATACTGGCCAGTAGCAATTCTCATAAGCCAGGCATAGGTTCCAACTGCATCAATAGATGTAGGTTGAGCATAACCAGAAGCGGCATTTGCAAGTATTGCTGCTTTCATCTTAGCTGGTGACACAAGACTTTCTGTAGTCCCTGTACCTGTAGTCCAAGTAGAGGCTGTTTGATCCCCAAGCAATCCAGCAGCAGTACCACCAGTAGTTACCACTTGAGTGTTATCAATTATGTTAAACACACCACCACTCTGATTGACGTAACCTATAGTTATCCAAGCGGAGTCTGCCTCATTTCTTATACGCAGTAAGTTGGCTGATGTGTCAT